AAATGAAGATGGGGTAACTACTCTAAACATGCACAAGATCTACGACCCAGCGCTTTTACAAGAGTTAATTAAGTTTAATTACAGAGGTAACTTTGACCGTGTTATGGCACTTATGATAGGAATGTATCATACGCGAGAGTTATATAATAGAGAGGTAATGGAAATTACTACTGATCGGTCTCAAGATGACTGGTTTGATAAAAATTACAAATAATTTTGCAAGAACATGTACGGCTCACATAAAATTCCACAACAACGTCTACCACTTTCTAAAAAAACCAAAAAATGGAGAGAAGAATGCGTAGACGCATTTATTAATCTTTCTAAGTTTGGTTTATCTGAAAGACGAAACTATTTAAAATCATTGTACGATTACTACAATGGGCAAATAGATGATCAAGATTATAAATATGTACTTAAACCTTATGGTAAGAGTAGAGAAAATTTTCCGTCTAAACTAAGAAACTATCCAATTATTAAGCCTATCATTGATCTGCTTCTTGGAGAAAAAGCTAAACGACCTCTTAATTTTTCTGTAGCCGTGAAAAACTCAGACGTAGTATCTCAAAAACAAAAGGTTAAACAAGAGTTATTGTTTACTACCGTGCAACAAATGTTTTTACAGGAGCTATCGCGAATCCCAGGGTTTGAACAGCCAGAACAAGGATCTCCCCCAATCCCAAAAGAAATAATGGAGGAGTTTGAGAATACGTACACAGATAACCGTGCAATTAAAGGGCAGGCTGCAATAAATTATATTATGCAGAACGAAGAAGTATATGATAAATTTCAAAAGATGTTCTTTCACTTCTTAGTTGCTGGTGAATGTTACACTGAGAAAGGAGTTTCTAATAGTGAAACTTTTTATGATGTACTAAACCCAATGGATATAGATTTTGACAAAGATCCAGATATTGACTTTGTAGAAGACGGAGACTGGGCTATAGTTAGAAAGTTTTCACACGCATCTACAATTATAGATAGGTTTGGGGACCAACTTACAGATGAGCAGATATTAGAACTAGAAAATCCACAACAAACCTCAGTAGAGTCTTACTTACTTTACAGAGCTGAGGCATCTGGTGCAGATGACAATATCTACCGTAACAGATTAATCGAGTGCGTAACAGTTTATTGGAAAAGTAGAAAACGTATTGGGTTTGTAACTTACATAGATCCTACAACTGGGGCTGCAGAAGAGTTTCAAGTAGATGAAGGATACAAAATGCCAATAACCTTAAAAGAGCAGGGAGGTAAAGTTAACTATGAGTGGGTAAACGAAGTATGGCAAGGAACTAAGATCGACGGAAGATTTTTTGCGGACATCAGCCCCATATCTAACCAACGTATATCTATTGATAATCCATCTAGATGTAAACTACCAGTTAATGGGAGAAAATACTCAGATATTAATTCTAGTAATATTTCTCTTGTTAGCCTAGGCATCCCGTACCAACTCAACTATAATATCTTCAAATACCGCATGGAGCTTGCAATCGCTCGATCTAAAGATATCATTGCCCAATTTGATATCAACATGATCCCTAAAAAATGGGACATGGACAAGTTCATGTACTATATTGAGGGTACTGGGATTGCCTGGGTTGATTACAACAAAGAGGGAATTATGCTATCACCTCAACATCAGTCTGTACTAGATATGTCAATTAAAACTATTGGTCAGTACATTTCTCTGTTAGAGTCCATAATGATGGAATGGGAGAAAATCTCTGGAGTAAATAGACAACGACAAGGAACTATTGGGCAGTATGAAGGTAAAGGGTCATCACAGCAAGCTATTATGCAATCTTCACATATTACAGAGGATTTATTTAGAAAATTTGCTCAGTTAGAGCAAAGAGAGCTGCAAGGATTGTTAGACTACTCTAAAGAGGCTTGGGTAACTGGGAAAAAAGCTACATACGTAATGCCTGATATGTCCACTGAGACTTTGGAGATTGATGCACTTGATCACATGGAAAGTGAGTACGGAATCTTTGTATCAAACGCGGGAGATGATCAGAGTAGATTAAAAGAGGCTAAACAACTGTCTCAGGCAATGATTCAAAATGGTATGCCCCCATCTCAAGTATTAGATCTGCTAGATACTAATAATCTTGCAAGCATTAAGTCTAAAATGCGTAAGGCAGAGAAAGCTGGGCAACAACTACAAAAAGCTCAACAAGAGGCGGCTCAACAACAAGATGCTATGAAAATGCAAATGCAACAAAGATCTGAGCAAGTAGCTTTAATAGAAAAAGAAAAAGATCGTCAGTTAGAAATAGAGAAAGCATTAATTGTTGCAGAGTCAAACGACTCAACAGACAAAATAAATCTAGATCTAGAAAAGTTCATGAAAGAATACGAACTTAAGAATAAAGAACTAGATCTAAAAGAGCAAGCGCTATATAGAGAAGGAGATACAGAACCTAACGGAAAATAATGACAAACTTAGAGCGTAGACAAGTATTAGATAGAACTAAAGCTTTACAGTCTGTGGGAATAAATGTATCTGTAATGGATACGCTTAGAAACCCTGGAATGCTTGCTCAGTTAGAACAACAAGCGTCTACAGGGCAGACTCAAGAAATAGCTACTACTGAAGAGCAACAAATGCAGGGTTTACAAGACAGACCCCCTTCTCAGATACCTGATCAGTATGTAATGAAAGATGTTGCCCCTAACAGCACTATACATACTAAAAACGTTAAAGCTCCTTTAGACATAGATTATAAAGACCCTAAAACAGGACACTTAGTAGAATCATACAAAAGCGTACAACCAGGTACAGTTCTTCCCGGAACTCCGCACAATCAATCTGTAGACGTAGTAGAATCCCCAGCAAAGTCAATGATGAGGCTTGGAGGGGTAAGACGTAAGTTTCAGAATGCTGGTAGAGAAGAGTTTAAAACTGGGGTGGGTAGCTTTGTTGGGGGAACCCCAATTCAAGATGCTAGCTCTATGCCTATCACATATCCAGGTGGATTGACCAAAGAAGAATACAATAATTTAGCTTCAATGCCTGAAACTGTAAGTTGGAACGCCAAAGGAATGACAGAGGACAAAAGAGGAAACTGGACAGAATATGGAGGAGATAAATTAAGCCAGTACAACGAACCAAGTGGAATGTCACGTTTAGGAAATATATTAGCAAATCCTATGACTTCTTTTGCGCATTCAGTTAAAGGAGAACAAATTCCTGGAAATATGCAAATAGATGGGCCTAATAGAAATATACTTGACAATGTTATTGATTTAATTAATCCAGCTGCTTGGACTGGGTATGCTAAGCAAGCAGATCATGATAGAAAACAAGGAAATTATAAAGAAGCGGGTATGAACGTTTTAGGTGCAATTCCTGGCGTTGCAGGTTTTGGTAAAACAGCATTTAAAACTGGGGCTAAATATGCTCCAAAGATTATAAAACCATTTGTAAATGCATTTAAAAAACAGGGAAAAAACTTCATTTATAATACATCAGAATCAATTACTGGCCTTGATAACTTTGGCAAACCTTTAACTAGAACTGACAGAATTTTAAAAGGTACAAAAGGAGCTCTTGCTGGAGCGTCACTTGCAGAAATTCCAGGAGCTGCACCTAAAATATATAATTCAGCTGACCAAGAACTTGCTGGAAAAGGAAATTTAGACAGTAGGCTTTCAGCAGCAACTTCACTATTAAAGGTACAGCCTGGTGGTACAATAATAAACAAAGGGCTTGGTAAATATGGTCCAGGACCTGATACAATAATTAAAGCTGCAAGCGATTTTAATAAAGGAGATTACATTAATTCAGCAGTTAATTTTCTTCCGTCTGGTTCAAGTAAATACTTAGATATAGTTAAAAACACCATAAAAACACTAAAAAAACAAGGTGTATATAAAAAGTTTGAAAACAAAACAAGCGGGAACTCCTCACAAGATAAAATTGAAAATAACAAAACGTCTTCACGACGATGGGACGATGATCTAAATAAATGGGTTGAAGCTCCAAAACTTAAAACTGGAGGAAAAAAATATAAACGTAAAAGAAGACCAATAATTAAGGGTTACAGAAACCGATTACAACAGTAAGTGCTATATTTTAATAAGCACTATAAAAAATAATTTTATAAAATTAAACTCAAACACTTTAAATAAATTTGTATTATGCAAACACCAGACGATAAATTAGATTTAGACTCAATCTCCTTCGATGACATGCTCGGGGATGGGTTAGCTTCTCTTCCTGATATTGAAGATTCAGAAGAAGAAGTAGTAGAAGAAATAATAGAAAATGATCCTGTAGACGAAGACTTTGAAGACGATAACGTAGACGAAGTAGAAGAAGAAGAGGATCAAGAAATAGAGGACCATGTAGATGATGACGGAGAAGTTGAATCTGATGGAACTGTAGCCTTTGAGATTGCTAAAACGCTTGGCTACGAATTAGAAAATGAATATGCAGATACTGTTGAAGGGTTAACAGAGTTTGCTAAAGATATTTCTCAAAACATTGCAGAGGATCAATTAGAATCATTATTTGAAGAGTATCCTGAAGTTCGAAAACATTTGGACTATGTAATGTCAGGAGGAGAGTCTGAAAAGTACTTTGAAGCATACAACCCTACTACTGACTATAACAACTTTAATCTTGGGGAAAAAGACTTAGGATCACAAAGAGTCATTTTATCTCAATACTTTCAATTGAAAGGACACGATGAAGAATTCATCGAAGAGATGCTAGAAGATTATGAAGACTCAGGTAAGTTGTTTGGAAAAGCAAAAGCCGCTAAAGACGCACTTGCAGGTGTACAAGAACAGCATAGGGAAAACTTAATTGTACAACAACAAGAAGCGCAAAAACTACAAACAGAAGAAAACTCTAAGTTTTGGGGAGGCGTTGCAGACATTATCGAATCAGGTAATCAATTTGCAGGAGTAAGTATACCAGACAGACAAAAAGGCAAATTCTTTGATTATATTTCTGAGCCTGTAGGGCCAAGTGGAGAAACTCAAAGAGACATGGATTACTCAGAAGCAGAACTAGAAGTAAAACTTGCTATAGATTACTTAATGTATAGTGGGTTTGATTTAGAAGAAATAATTAATACAAAAGCTACAACTAAAAGCGCTAAAAATTTGAGAGACCGTATTCAGTCTAATCAAGAAAAAACTAAAAGCGCTAGAGGAGCTAGCAGACGTAGAAAAGAATTTGATCCAGACGATCTGGACATGACCGCGCTTTTTTAATAAG